CCTAGGGCTTTAAAGTTACGCCCAAAGCTTTTCATCTGACGGCGCACCTTGCCTAGACTCTTGTCTAGCTGCTTAGTATTCGCACCTATATTTAGTATTAAATCCCCTAACTTAGCCATCTACTCTGTTTTTGCCATTGCCCTTAATAGTGCAAAACCGTCAACACGCGGTTTCTTTTTTTCTGCCTTTTCTTCCCAAGGAAATACAGCTAAATCTAAGGGCTTTAACTTGCTGCCTTTCTTTGTGTGTACGTTTAAAAGTAGCGCAGTCTGCCAGCGTGTACGTTCCCAGTTGGTACGTTCAGCCGCGTCTATTACCTCGCGCTTTCCTTTAACCGCATTACCAAACTCTTCAAAAGTTAGACTGTATAGAGACTCTGGGACTAGACCCAATAAGCCCAGCCCCAGCTCCTCTACCCTGCTCCACGTTAGTGGTTCACTTTTGCTAGTTTCGTTTTTTTTTCTGAGCTAGCGCCCATAACTTCAACAAGAACAGCGGCTATAGTTTCAAGGTCTGTAACCTCAATTTGTCCAAGCCACTCTTCAACGTCCATAGTAAACTTCATCCCCTGCGCCGCACATCCATCCTTCACGAAGTAATAAACTAGCTCTGGGATTAGTGTGATATCCTTATTGTCGACATCATTCACTTTCACTCCAGTGCTTTTCTCAAATGCTCGCCATGCTCTCATAGTAGCCTTTAGCGGGTATGTCTTGCCTCCTATAGTTACGTTAGTCATTGTTATGAAATCACCTGCCTAACAATAGTTTCTACTACCTGAATAGTGCAGGTATATGTAGAATTATCCTCAGTCGACCCTGAAAGCTCTAAGCTCTCAATGTAGCCCTTAACCTGGTAACGGTAATCATCTGCATTCTCTGCTGCTGCTTGCCCAATTATATGCGTAAATTTAAAGTCGCATTTTGTTTTATTAAGCAGAAAACCATTCATTGCCTCGTAGCCTGTGTTAGCTGCTGAGTCAGTAGCATACATAGCTGAGAAACTCATAGTTGCAGAAGTCATGCCTGGAAGCAAAGCTCGATAGCCCGCGTTAGCTTTCACGGTCGAGTCCTTCATTTCGTTCGTAATAGAAATTGAGCAGTCAGTAAGATTGTCAATTTGTAGCTCAGTGCCGCCCTCAGCAGCAACCATGATTCTTAAATCCGAGCCATTAATTATGCCTGTCGTTTGTGCCATTTTTTTTTGTTTTTGTTATTAGTTGTTTTTGTTTTTTCTTTTATCGCCGCCTACTAGTAAAGTAATAAACGAGTCTATCCAGCCGAATATTTTTAATGCTGGTGTATCTGTTGGGTAAAGTGATGCTACGACTCTAGCAAATACTAAAAGCGCTAGCAGTACAGTTTCCCAGTTGTCTAAAATTGGTTGCATGAATTTAATTTTTAATTCTTATTGTATAATCTTGAATTGCTACCCAGATACTACGCTCAGGGTTTACATCCATTTGTTCATTAGTGTAATTAATAGACTGTATCTGTACTCCTCCGAAGTTTCCGTTCTTCCTCTCTAACGCAGCTCTTACCGCCACGCCTAAATCTATTGCCGTAGAATATTTTGTGTTAAAGCAGTACACCTCTACTGCCGCCTCATCAATTTCGCCGTTGTCTTCTTTTGTGTTGCTTGGGCTATTGCTTACAACTGAATAAACCAAGTAAGGCTGCGTTTCATTTTGCGGCGCTATCTCTGGGTAAATCTTAGTTGTAACAATATCAGTTACTGCGGTTGTGTTGCTAAGTATATTATATATTGCTTTACCTACTATCATAACGATTTTGCGTATCTGCTAAACTCTTTTTTTAATAAAACTACTTGCAGCTTTTTAGACCTATTTTGCGTTGCCTTTTGACCTCTTGAAAATACTCCTGTGTTTTGAGTACGATGCTTACCGCCAAATCTTGGCCCGAAATCTCCTTTTTCTACTATGTGAGCATAGAAGCCATCAGCTGTCCAACGCGTTTTTCTGGGTAAAATATTGTTTGTTCGTGGGCCTGCCATTACTTTACTACCGTGCTTGTCAGGCTGCCACGTTCCAGCTGATTTGCGTAATTGACCAGGTCTTACAACCTTACCCCTAAAAGAAATATTTTTGTCGTAATCTTTTATATTAGCCCTTAAATAATTAGCATACACTTCACCTACCCTTGTGTTTAAATCTACAAATTTATCGTGTGCTTTTATACTCCACCTTGAAAGCTCCTCAAGTTTCTTATTAATTTTATCAACTCCAGTAACTGAAACTGATTGCTTGTGTTGCGCTCTAGTTCTGCTTCCTACTTGAAATTTACTCATTACTCAATAATTTCAGTAATTAAACGGATGCGATCTTGCCTGCCTACCTCGTGTACTCCTAAGATACTATAGTTTTTGCTGTCATAGTTAACCCTATAGCTTGCATTTATATTCTTTGTAGTAGAGCTATAGCGTATGTTAAACACTACTTTGTTTACGCTTACTATTTGCTCACCACTATTCTGCTCTACAGCAGCAGGCTTGCGCTCTATCTGCGCCCACACTTCTGCATAGTCATTCCAACTAATCATGCGCTCACCATAAGAGTTCACCTGTTTTGCAGGGTTTTGGATTTTTATCCTTCTATCTAAACCGCCTATGTTCATTTAGTAGTTATTACTCTATATGGGTTTAATAGTGCAGCTACTCCTAGAGGTATTTCTACTGTAGTTGTTCCTGTAATTACTGCGCGCCTGTTCTCGTAGTAGTGTGCTACTAGCATTTTAATAGCGTGTACAACAGGTTGAGCTGGGGCAGCTCCTAAAGTGCCTGAGATAGTAACTGTATTAAAGTCATCATCGTATGTATCAGGCGGACTATCAAAGTTTATACGGCCTGGCTCGCGCTTTGTATCGTACCAATACTTTGAAGTCGCTAATGTCTGCGTAGCGTTTGCTACGTCTTTATATGTTACGCCTGTAATCGTGTTAATTGGTGAAGTAGAAAACTCACAATTGTAAAACGCATCTAGGCTTAGTGTAAAATTAGAAGCAACAAAATGCCTGTTAGTGTAATCCTGGCAATGCTGAACAGCTGCGTTAATTAGCGCGGTAATAGTCGTGTCCTCGTCGCTGTGATCCACTCGCAAAAACTCCTTTGCTGTAGATAGCGGAAGTATGTCTGTGCCTGTTGGCTGTGTTGTTATTTCTAATTTCATCTATTTAGTATAAAAAAGGGGCAGGCGCAATACCCGCCCCCTTTCATTTATATTCTAACTCTTACGCTACGAAGTCCTTGATACGAGCTAACGCGCCTGCTTGGCGAACGTCTGCATCGTAGAACTTATTAACGTGAAGTGCAATCTGTGCTGTTCCTGCATTGCTGTAAGGATCAACTAAGATGTCTACACCTCCAAAGAAGGCGAGAACCATGCCTTTTGCGAAATCACCGAACAGTAAATCTCCCTCGTTTGAAGTGCTATCTACTAGATTAGGTGTGTAGTGCGTCATATAGCCGTCAACTTTGTTATCATTAACAAGAGCGCTAATTGATGCAACTGCTGCCTCACCTTTTAAGATGCTCATAGCTGATGGAGAAAGTACAAACTGACCACGAGATAAATCGCCTCCTGCTGCTAGTACTGCTTTCTGTGCATCAAAGATGTGAGAAGCTGCAATAGAGCCGTGAGATAAGTTACCTTGGTATCCTGCTCCAGCTACTGCCTTAGCAAATACATCCTTGTCAATAGTTTCGTTGATACCTGCTGCTAGCTCTGCTGCAATCATGCTATCAATTCCAGCTCCTCCCTGTAGAATTAACTGCTTAGAGAACTTAGTGCGGTTAGCTACACGCGTTGGAGAAAGTGTAAGCTCATCAAGCTCCATTCCTGATGCTGCATCTGCTGCAATTTCTGTTTTTTCAGTACCTACAGCTTTAGCTGATACTCTAGGGAACTTAAGATTGCCTGTAGCGTTATTGATAGTAGTAACACCTACTCTCTCAGCCATAGTTGGAGCGCGTAGTGCCTCGATAAGACCAGGAACTGTAGTAGCTACATATCCAGAACCATCTCCAGAACCTGCCTGGAAGTTGTCTGCACCACCTGCACGGTAAAGAGCGCTTGATGGGATTCCGATTTGTCCGCTCATCTGTAGACCTCTAGAGCCGTACTCTTTAGCAGCCTCTTGCGCCCACTCTGCCTCAGCGCCTTCTAGCGACTTTCCGAAGCTAGCAGCTTGGATAGCACGAGATAGAGAGAAGTTACGGTTAACTTTGTCAATCTCTTTTGCTTCTGATACTGATGAACCGCCCATCTGTGCGCTACGTGCAATCATATCCTCGTGCGCTTTTCTACGCTTAATTTTGTTATCAAGGCGCTCAACTTCTCCCTCTAGGTAGTCGGCTCTTGTTTCCTCTTCATTTGTTAGCTCACGGCCTTCACTCTCAGCATTCTCAACCATTGATACATGCTCATTGTAAAACTTTCCGCGTAGCTCGTTTAACTCTTTCAAGTTCATTTTGCTTTGTTTTTTAGTTTTTGTTTTTCTAACTTCTTTTATTTCGTCGTTTGTTGATTCTTCAACTACGTCTTCATTAACTGACGAAGCAGGCTCCTCATTTCGTGCCTGTAGTCCGTGAGTATCTGGGTAAGCTGGGTACGTTACAGGGCTAACATCTAATAATGTTGCTACCTTGTCAATACTTCTTACCGTTCTTTTTTCGTTCCAGCTCTGCTCTGCAATAGTAAAAGCGAAAGAGCTTTGTGATATATCCCCACGCTTTACGCTCTCATATAAATCTTTTGCGTATTGTTGCTCTCCTAGTTTGACACGGTATTTAAGGCCTTTCTCATCTACCTCCAACTCTAGTGTGCCTGCTCCACTTCTGCCTAGAACATAGTTAGGATCGTGATTCATAAGAGCGCGCACATCGTTTTCTAGTACATCGTCAAATGCTCCGCGGCTTATAGTTTCTCTAAATGGGCCTATGTTAGTTTCATTATCATATAATGCAGCATATCCCTCAATCACCATCTCATCACTATCAGACCTAACCTCTAGTGTGTTATTGGAAACAGCATAGTGAGCGCGAGTCTCTAACTCTTCTCTATTCTCCTGTTTCTTCTGTTGGTTCTTCTCTTCCATTGTTATTGTTGCTTATGTTATCGCTGTAGTCCTGTATCTTATCTAAGGCAATTTGATTAACCTGCACTAGGTGTACATCACCACCGTCGATAGGGTTTTTATCTTCCTCAGCTCTAACCTCGTTAATTGACATCACACCGCTTTGCAGCATCTGAGTAAAGAAGCCTGCACGTGCATCCATATCACCGCGGTATAAATCGTTTAAATTGAAACGAGAATAAACAGCAGGGCGGTCAAAGCTAGGTATTAGCTTCTTATCAATCTCTTGCTGTATTCTCTTAGCCCATGGCTGTATAGTATGCCTAGCAAACATTAAATTCTGTTGCTCAACATTGTTGTATGTTGTCTGACCTGGTAGCTGAACTAATGCAGCAGGAACGCTAAAAATTCTGCAAATCTCCTGCGCTTGGAATTGTCTAGTTTCTATAAACTGAGCTTCATCTGGTGCAATAGAAATACGCTGATATTTAAAACCAAACGGCATTAACTTTGTGCCTGCGTTAGCTGCGCCATTATTCCAAGAGCCTTGAATCATATCCATTTGCTCTTTCTTTAGTGGCTGGTCTGATGTTAGCACACCAGTCATCTGTCCACTTTGGCCGAAGTATTCGCTTCCAAAATCCTGCGCGCTTTTAGCTAGTCCTAGATTCTCACGGTGCAATCTAATTGGGCTCATGCGGAACAGGTTGCAAATGGTTAGCATGTTCTCAGGTCTTACCACACCGTAATCTTTGACTACGTATATGCGCTCGCCTTTTATCTCTTTTAGCTCAACATCAGTATTGTGAACCCATAAAATAGATTTGGCGTACTCTCTCTCGTCGCGCTCAATAATAGCATAACCTACACCGTGTAAAACGGCTGATGCAATAATGGTTTCCCAAAATTCATAGCTCGTTTGGTGTTCGTTTGGCGTTTCAGTTACTAGGTTGCGTGTTGGGTGTACGTTAGCAATCTCTACTCTTTTGCCGTTTTTTACGTAGATCTCTAGACCTAGTGCAGCTATCGTTGAGGCTATCTTGTAAACACACGCGTAAACTGTTGAAATAGCTAGCGCGCTATTTTCGTTTATAGAAGCTCCGCTTTTAGTCATAGGGAATAAACCAACGTTTTGTGCAACTGTGTTGCTGTCGTATTTTCCTACACGGTAACGGAATAAGCCTCTAATTCTTTCTGCTAGGGTACTCATGCGCGCGTATTATAACATAAATATATCAAAGTTCCAAATTTAAAGTGTTAAAATATCTAATATAATATCATCATCTCCATCGATGCGGTTCTGTACGTAGCTGTTTAAGGCTATAATACTGGCAATCACTCCATCAACTTTTTTGTTTTCTTTCTGCTCTTTTATAACTCTCTTGTTTTCGTTGTTGTCTGTGTAGATAATAGCGCACCCAAACTGCCAGCGTAGGCATTTATTACCGCCATGTATTACGTTGCCCTTCATTATTTCCATTTCCATCTCTTTAGTTGGGCCGTTCATGCTTGTAATGTTTTGAGCCATAGGTTGCATCTCTATGTCATTTTCTATAAGCTCAGATACTATGTACGTGGAAAACTTAGGGTCATATCCAATCTCCCGTACATCGTATTTCTCACAGCAATCAAGTATGTATTGCTTCACAATTCTGTAGTCTGTTACATTGCCAGGAGTAATTGTAATATCTCCATCTCTTGCATATTGTATATAGTCAACACCTGCTGAAAGTTTTTTGCTGTGTGCCTTTTCTGAATTTACAAACTGATGGCACATTAAATAGAAACACTCATTTTCATCATCTCTGAATATTAAAGCAAAGGCAGTGAGATCCTGTGTACTTGCCAAATCAAGACCACCATAACAGGGTAGTGATGGCAACCTGTCGTATGGT